GTTGACACATTTGGTTAACTGATTTTCTAACAGTTTTTTATGAATAATCTTGCTTTCTAACTTGGTTAAAATAATCTCACGTAGGGCAGGGTTATTACTACGATCACCCACTGCAGCTCTGGTATTAATATCCTGGGCAAGTGCGGCTAATTTGTTGTCCACAGTTAGTAATTCGCGGGCTGTGTTATAGGCACTATTTTTATCGGCTATACACCAACTCAGTGCCGATTTAGTGCTGTTAAAAATGCCCACTTCAGACTCCGAACAAAATACTTGATATCCAGGACGCTGGGGGACAATTCGATATCGTCCAAATACTTCATACTCACCGGATTCGTTTTGCCAGATTAAATTGGGAGTTATGTCCTTAAATTCTTGGCGGAACATGCGTTCAAATTCTTGGTCTGGCTTCATTTAATAACGTAGTGGGATATAAGATAAATGGTCGAAACAAATAAAAATCCAATAATTCCAACACCCCAGCCAATTAATCTGTCAGTGTTTTTTTCACTCATTTTACTTACAGTGAATTTGACTTCTGAGACCATGTCGCAAAGATGAGCAATACTTACACTCATAGCGGTCATTTTGTCTTCCAACGCATTGTAGCGTTCAGCACACAATTCCACATGGGCTTCTAGACTTTTCTTTTCAATATCAGTTGGCTCAACCATTTGTAATCTCCATCATATATTTATGGAAATAGGTGCAAACCAAATATTCTGTCTGGCACCTTCGGTGATCAATACTGTGTCAATATCTGGGTCGTTATTGAGTTCACGCAACATGGGAACACCAGCGGCATCAGAGCGTAACACAGATACCGGATCATCGTTGGGTCCATATATACCGTCTGACTCAGTTTCAAATTCAAACATCCATCGTGTGCCAGTTTGATCTGGTATAGGGTCTGTGATTTCAAACAACTGTGTGCGGAGACTTAAGATTTGTGTCAGCGTTTCCCAGTTTCTTTGTTGATTACGACTGCGATTCCAAGAATCAGAGTCATGTATCACGTGTCCAGCACGATCTTGAAATGGCATGCGGGTTGTTTTACAGTGACCAGTTACACCTGTGGCAGTGATATCAAACAAAGTCTGGCAGGCAAATTTCATTCGGGTCGCCTACCAAGTTCATACAACAGTTCAACTTGCTCACACAAGTGATCAAGTTCGATATTATCCCTGCGGGCCTGAAAAATATCTACCCAGCGTTTTTGACTTTCCAACTCTTTGAGTTCTTGTTGTAGCTTGGGATCTTGCCAATGCAATTCTCGTTTGGTAGAGCCAGGTTTTCTGGCATAAACAGTACGGCCACCGTCGGGACTTTCAAACACTGTTAATTCTGTAATTTTGCTAACTTCCATGATAGTATTTAAGCTAAAAACACAAGTCAACAAAAAACCCACCGAAGTGGGTTTTTTATTCAATCAACTGAGTTGATTAAGATACTGCCAATTTGAAACCAACGTTTGTAGCTGAGTTTAACTGGAAACCAGTAGCTGTGATGTTTGCAGCGGCCAAGAATGTTGCGGCGTTAGCAAATGCACCTGTTGGGAAAACACCAAAACTCAATGTTGTGCCATCAACTTGATACATGGCAACTGTACTTGTTTGCTGAATTGCTTGAATAACGTTAGAAACGTATTCGTTTACACCTTGTTGTCCTACAACTGTGGTGTTGGCAACTGCACCAAAAAAGTCCAATTTTGGACCGGCAAAGTTAACAGGTTGTCCTGCTGTAGCTGCTGAAGGGCTAACTGGTCCGTTCAATACGTCTGTTGCAAATACTGGTTGGGCATCGCCCGAAACAATAGTAATAAAAGCCATTTTAATTCTCCTTAGTATATGGACACAGAGGTCCTGCTTTTATTTATACCGTTTGGTAAAAATCAGGAGTTAGGCTGGTGTTTTTGGATTGTTTATTTGGCGATTTGCCGCGGAAAATCCACCGGCCAGACGATTAACTGCTTTGGCCATACCGGCTCCAGTGGCCATTACCCAGCCTTCTTGTCCAGGGTGTTGTAGATCAAGTTGATGTAAAATATCCATTTTGATATCGTGTAGTAATCCCCAGGCAGTAAATGCCGCGGTCATGCCTGTTAAATTGCTACGGGGACTTTGTATGTATTCTATGATGTTGTTGAACTTTTTAGGAGTAACATGTTGCTGTAGCCATGGCCCAAATTGTGCCAACAGATTATCAAACCCAGTACCAACTCTGCTGTTGATATAGTCTATACACAATCGAGGCAAATCAGTAATTTGTGCGGATCTAAGTTCAGCAGGATTAAACAGTTGATCAATTGCGGCGCCTTGGCTGTTGTACACATCTTTAACTTGCTGTACCAGCTGACGATTTGGCCGTACATTTTCTTTGGCGTATACTGGTTCTAACAACAACAGTCCAGGAACAGTTTTAAACCTGATGTTACCAATGGGCTCTTTAGGAGCACCAGGTTCTGCATACTGTGTATGCATGGCAATGCCAACTTCACTGCGGGCAATACGTTGTCCTACATCGCTGGCCGCTGGAATTTTGTATTCTACAGTGTTGGGAGTAAACACAAAATTTCCAGCCTGTTCAGGAGGACGTTGTGTGTACAGCAAATCACCTTGCACATAACCTCTAAAATCCTTGGTCAACGAGGCTTCCAACATGGGCCATAGTTGTTGATATATGGGCAGTAGTGTCGCAACACGAGTGGCAGACTTGCCCTGAGCTTCTGCTGCCGCATCACGTTGTGCCAAATGTCGTTCAACTTGACGTGGGCTTGTAAACAGGCCATGGTATCCTTGGGCAGTAAATCCAGAAACATCGGTCAGTACAAATGTTCCGTCTGTGTCACGACCAAATATCAGTGCTGGTTTGCCGTCCCACTTGACTGTGGTGGTCTTGCCTGTGTCAGCGGCAGTGTGTTTCACAATGTCTAATGCACTTTTAATGCCAGCACTGCCGTTACGGAACACAAGATCTTCAAGATGTTCAATGCCTTTAGCACGGCCGCCTTGAACTTCTGCTTCAACAATGACCTGCATGCCTTGATTCACAATACGGTCACGTAGTTTGGCCAAGAAGTTTACTTCTGTGTACCCAGTTACTGGGGATGTTTCGCTTTCCATAAATGGTAGGCCTTCACGTTCCATATGCTGTTTAAAGTCTGCCAGTTTAGCCTCACGCTTAGGATCTGTACTGAGTGCTTGTAGTATTGTTTCTACACTGGCTAGATCCTGACGTGTTGCTGTTCGGTTCAACAACAGTTTGGCCACCCGATCTGGATCATCGGTAATGATTTTATTTGTGTCACGGTCAGCAATGCCGGCAATCTGATTTAATTTATAACCCAAGCTCTTGGCAATCGAATTCATCAACACATTACGTTCACGACCTTTGTATTTTGAATCTGCGGGCATTGCCCCTAGCACAAATTTTGACCAAGGCACATTGTTAAGAAACATAAAATCAGTCTGCACATAGCCTAGATCAGGACGACCGTTGATAGGAGTTTTAAAATGTACTCCAGCACCGGTTTGCTTGACCCACTCTTCGGGTTTTTGTTTTTGACTGACGGCCCAACGGGTCAACTGTGCTATTAGTTGTTCTTTGGTTAATTGTTTGGCATCGACTGCAATGTCTAAATCGCCTGATGTGTCTTTGATACCGGTTGATCCCAGGGTGTTGTTTTGCAAGTCAAGACCTGGTAACATTTCTTCTAACCAGGCCAGGGTTGATTTGACATCAGTCTGATTGATACGTTGTGTGACCGCACGGCCATCACCGTCTTTGAATACGTTGCCACCTTCGAGGATGTTCATTAGATGCCTCTGAAACCAGCTAGCAATAGTAAAGCATCTGCTATAGGATTACCAGTAGATTTTACATTGGTATCACCAACATTTTTAGCAGATGCACTGCCAAATGCAGCAAGACCTTGAGCTACTGCTGGATCAGTTGGTTTTAATTGTTGAGCATAACTTCTAGCATCGCCGGTATTATCAGAGTCAGACGGGCCGCTTGGTGTGCTTGGTTTGCCGCCGGTACCCGGGGCGTGAGCAGTTGCTACTGCGGCCTGCTGTGTTAACTGTAACCAAAGATCTTTTTCTTTCTGTGGAGTCAACGGTGCGGCAGGTGGTGTTGGTGTTTTGGGCGGTGTTGGTGGGGTTCCGGGAGTCTTTGGAGCAGCGGCCGCGTTTGCAGAAGCAATGAGTTTAGCATCATTGGGATTGTTCGGATCAAGCTTCTTGCCGCCGACGAAAACTGGTTCGGCTGTAACTTTTGAAGCATCAGCTTCTGTGACACCGCCGGATGCACTCAATTGTTTGACCAACGCTGTAATTTTATCTTTGTTGATGACAT